GAGTACCACACAGACCAAATCATCAAGCTGGCTCAGGAGCCGTTGCCTGCGTTTGAGGACAACAGACTAGCCAATGCGGAAGTGCAGCGGCGTAGACTTGAGATCGACAGCTTGAAGTGGACGCTAGCACGCAACATGCCTTGGGGTGTTCGTGACAAGAAAGAGGATCAACCACAAGCTCAGACGTTTACAATCAGTTGGGCTGGCGGTGATGTTGCAGTCAATGCGATACCTGACGATGAGCAAGAAGACAGCAAGCAGGCGACAAAGCATTGATGTCAAATTATGTGTATACGACACATCCTGACGTTGACAGCTACGCGCGTGAGCCGGGCTGGCTGGACTGCCTCGGAGCCAAGGCGATCAGGCAGGGCAACCACTACATCTTGTGGTTTGCATTTATTGCATGGCTCGGTCTGATATTTTCTGCAGCAATAACAAGGGCTTACAAAAGTTTTAACATAATAGCTGTTATACGACTGCCGATAAGCCATGCATTTTGCGCAACCCGGCACCCCCACCCCCCGAAAAACCGCCCGCCGCTATATGCGTATGTAACACCTAGGGGAGCGGGATGTTGACTGATTCTCTGACTGCCGAACAACATGCACTGCTGAACCACCTAAGCGCCTTACGAGATGGCATCCTCATATCTCCCTCGATGTCAAAGCAGCTTGAATGTGCAATATTGCTTATTGATGTATACGAGGCTATCTTGGAGAAACACAAGATACTGATTTACGAAGATCAGGAAGAGGTCACAGAGCATTGACGCATATTGAGATACCGTATGAGCCGAGGGAGCTACAGTTAAAGCTGCATAATGAGATGCAGGCAAAGCGTTGGGGCGTTGTTGTCTGCCACCGCCGCTTTGGCAAAACGGTCTGGGCGATCAACCATATCTTGCGGGATGCCTTGATGTCGGCAAAGGACAACCCCCGGTTTGCCTATATGGCACCCACCTATCGCCAAGCGAAGAACGTAGCGTGGGATTATATAAAACAATTTGCGGGCAAGATCCCGAATGTGAAGTTTCACGAAACTGAATTGCGGTGCGATCTGCCAAACGGCGCGAGAATATCGCTGCTTGGTGCGGAAAATCCAGATAGCCTCCGGGGCATCTATCTTGATGGCTGCGTGATGGATGAGGTCGCGGACATGCCAGAGAATGTTTTTCCTGAAGTCATTCGCCCTGCGCTGTCGGATCGCAAGGGGTGGTGCGTGTTTGTTGGTACGCCAAAGGGCCACAATGCTTTCTTTGATAAGTATGAGGAGGCGGCTGGCAATCCTGATTGGCTGGCTGCTGTGTATAAGGCGAGCGAGACTGGTATCTTGGATGACGAGGAGCTTGAGGCTGCTCGGGTTATGATGACTGCGGATCAGTATGCGCAGGAATTTGAGTGTAGTTGGAATGCGAATGTCCCTGGCGCTGTGTATGGCAAGGAGATGGAAGCTGCGCAGTTGGATGGTCGGATTACGAATGTTCCGTATGATCCGAGTGCCAAGGTTGACACTTGGTGGGATCTGGGCGTGGGAGACAGCACGGCAGTATGGTTTACGCAAACGATTGGGCGTGCTATACATGTTATAGACTTTTATGAAGCCCGAGGTGAGGGTTTGCCTCACTACTGCAAGATTTTGACGAGCAAGGGGTATCTGTATGGGGATCACAACGCCCCGCATGATATTGAGGTTCGGGAGCTTGGGTCTGGGAAGAGTAGGAGGGAGGTTGCTTGGGATCTGGGGTTAAACTTCCGCGTTGTTCCTAAGCTGCCAGTTGAGGACGGCATACATGCGGCACAGATGTTGTTGCCGCGTATATGGTTTGATAGAGAGAAGTGCAAGCATGGCTTGGAATGTCTTAGGCAGTATCACAGAGCGTACAACGAGCGCACTCGCAGCTTTAGGGCATCGCCTGTGCATGATTGGTCGTCGCATGCTGCGGATGCTTTTAGGTATTTGGCAGTCGGCATTCGAGAGGATCGAGGACGCATGGCTGCGCCTCAAGCAAGGGCGGTGATGGATTATGATCCATTTGCGGCGTAAAGATGATTGAGTATTGGGAAGCTGGATCGGATGACTTTGATTTAGTGTATCAGCTTGGGTTACTGATGCACGCTGAAAGCTCTTACTCTAAATTAAAATTTAGTAAAGACAAATTGCTTGATATATTTGAAATGTATTTGCAAGACGACAATAAAGTTGTCTTTATTGCTGTTGATGGAGACAAACCTTTAGGATTGTATGCTGGATACATTTCTGAGTATTATTTCAGCGAAGAACTTGTTGCGAATGACATAGCTTGGTTTGTTGTTCGTGAAAAGAGAGGAACAAGAATTGGCCTGCGTCTTTTAGATTGCTTTGAGCATTGGGCAAAAGAAAGAGGTTCGTCAGAAATTAGGATAGGTTATAGCACTGATATAAATCCTGCTGCATTTGATAGTTTGATGAAAAAGCGCGGATATAGTATGGTGGGTGCAAATTATCGTTTGGAGAGCTAGCATGGTCGGCGTTTTTAGGCATTTAAATTTTTGGGAAACTGTTGCTCTAGCAAAGGACAGCGGCGGCGGCGGTGGCGGTAGTGACGACAAACCCAAGCGCCGTTCGAGCGGTGGTAAGGGTACAGCGCCAACAGTTAAGAGTACGGCATCTAGTTTAGCGACTGATATTAAGATGGGTCTTTCTACGTTTGGTCAGAGCAAGGAGAAGCAAGCTCAGACGTTCCGCGATCAGGGGTATAGCGAAAGAGCGATCCAGAGTTATCAGGAGCGCTCGGCTGCAAGCCTAGCTAGAGCGAAAGCTGAACAGGATAGAATTTCTAAAAGCGACAGCGGCAGCAGACCAGCACCTGCACCAGAGCCTCCCGCCCCAACGCCAGAACCCCCAGCTCCTACGCCGCCTGCGCCGCCTACGACTGTATTGCCGCCAGAGGTTGATGAGCCATTAACGACTGTTGAAGACATTTCAACTCAGACATTTACAGAAACTCCAGACCTTTATGTAGGCGACACAACTGGTGCGCCTTCTGTTGGCACGGCTGCTGGTGGTGTTGCTGAGTATGAGGCAGCCAAGCCGACATCGGTTGGTGAAGCTGAAGATGAAGCTTTGGATCTGATGAAGAAGGGCCGCCGAGCAACGATCCTAACAAAGCCGGGCGGTTTGCTTGGCACTGGCGAGGAAGAGGGTAAAACCCGCCGCCGCCGTTCATTGATTGGTGGATGATATGCTGATTGAGAAAAAGAAACTGACGAACATAGCTGGAATTATGGGCGGCAACGCTGCCCAACCTGCCGCGATGCTGGGGCAGGCGACAGTTGATCCATTAGAGCGTGCGCAGCAGAAAATGGCGGGACGGACGCAGGGCGGTGCCTTGGGTGGTGTTCGGGACAAAAAGGTGCGCCCTAAGCGCACGTTAATGACTAATTATGGGATAGGCTGATGGTACAAGTTAATCCGCTCGTTGCGCGTTTGGACAAGAGATATAAGACGTTGCAATCGCAGCGGTCTAACTGGGAAAAGCATTGGCAAGAGCTGGCAGACTTTATGCTGCCGCGCAAGGCTGACATTACTAAGAAGCGGACGCAGGGCGACAAGCGCACTGAGCTGATTTATGACGGCACGGCGATCCACGCTGTTGAGCTGTTGGCATCTAGCCTGCATGGCATGCTGACATCGCCAAGCACGCCTTGGTTTTCAATGCGGTATCGTGATCCTGGCTTGCAGCGTGATGATGCTGCGAATGAGTGGTTAGAGCTGTGCATGGATCAGATGTACCAGCATTTTAATCGTTCTAACTTCCAGCAAGAAATCCATGAGCTGTATTATGACTTGGTGGTGTTTGGCACTGGTGCGTTTTATGTTTCTGCTGAGGCAGATGGCCTGCGGTTTGCGTGTCGTCACATTGCAGAGATTTGCATCAGCGAAGATCCTGATGGGCGTGTTGATACAGTGTACCGCAAGTTTAAGCTGTCTGCGCGTGCAATTGCGATGCAGTTCCCAGGGGCGACATTGCCAAAGACTGTGGCAAAAGACTTAGAAGATGATCCCTACAAGGAGCATGAGGTTATTCATGCAGTATTCCCTCGGGGCGAGGCGAAAGGCAGGTTGGCAAAGCAGAAGCCTGTTGCGTCTGTTTATTACTTAGCTGACAACCGAGAGCTGCTGTCAGAAGGCGGCTTTGATGAGTTTCCGTTTATGTGTCCGCGATTTGTTAAAGACAGTGTTTCGATGTACGGACGCAGCCCTGCGATGACAGCGCTGCCTGACGTTAAGATGTTGAACAAGATGTCTGAGACAACAATCAAGGCGGCACAGAAGCAGATTGACCCGCCATTGATGGTGCCTGATGATGGATTTATGATGCCAGTGCGTACAACGCCTGGCGCATTAAACTTTTACCGCTCTGGCACAAGGGATCGTTTGGAGCCATTAAATATTGGCGCAAACAATCCCTTGGGCTTGAATATGGAAGAGCAACGCCGCAATGCTATTCGGCAGGCGTTTTATGTTGACCAGTTGTTGTTAGGCGAAGGAGCCAACATGACTGCGACAGAAGTATTGCAGAGGAACGAAGAAAAGATGCGGCTGCTTGGGCCTGTCCTTGGTCGCCTTCAAGCAGAACTGCTCCAACCGCTTATTTCTCGCTCCTTTGCATTGCTCCTTCGGGCGGGCCTTCTCCCAGCACCGCCCGAGGAGCTTCAAGGTCAAGACATTGACATAGAGTATGTTTCACCTCTTGCCAAGGCTCAAAAGCTGACAGACTTGCAGGCGATGCTGCGCGGGTTTGAGATTTTATTGCAAGTTAGCCAAGTTGCTCCTGTCACGGATTACTTGGATGGCGATGCGATGGTGCAGTATTTGGTTGAGACTGCTGGCCTGCCAGCGCGTGTGATACGCGGCACGGCAGAGGTAGAAGAAGTGCGCCGTCAGCAGGCAGAGCAGGCAGCGATGCAGCAGCAGATGCAGCAAGAGATGATGGCGGCTGAGGCTGGTGGCAAGATTGCCCCGCTAATTAAGGCTGCACAAGAATGAAGAAAGTTGAAGAGTTAAAACTAGCCTATCGGCGCACGTTCAATACGGATGACGGTGCGCAAGTATTGAGTGATCTCAAAACCCGGTTTGGGTTTGAGGCAACCACGTTTTCTGGCGATCCTTATGAAACTGCATTTAATGAAGGACAACGCGCGGCTGTGCTGCTGATCGTCAGAATGTTGTCCGAAGAGAAGGATAAAGTATGAGCGAAGAGGCAATCCAAGATAGTGGATCTCAAGAGGCTGTTGCAGCGGAAGCGGCACCAGTTAGCTTTTTAGATAGTTTACCAGAGGATTTGCGCAATGAGCCAAGCTTGCGCACGTTTACTGATCCGGGAGCATTGGCGAAGAGTTATGTAAATGCCCAACGCATGATTGGCGCTGATAAAGTTGCCAAGCCTGGGCAGAGCTGGACTGATGACCAGTATAATGAATGGTATGCAAATGTAGGTCGCCCAGACAGCGCAGACGGTTACAAGTTTGATCTTGGTGAGGGCGCGAATGACGAAAGCGTTTCGGAGTTGCGTCAAGCGATGTGGGAGGCTGGTTTGCAGCCTCGGCAAGCAGATCGCATTGTTGGCTTCTTAAAGCAAGCTGGAGAGAGCAATTCAACAGCCCAGCAGACACGCGCTGAAGAGGCTGTGTTTCAGGCTGAAACAGAGTTGCGCCAAGAGTTTGGGCAGGCATTTGAGCAGCGCATGGCGCTTGCGCAGAACGCTGCACGGA